TTAGATAGAAGAAACGGCACGCTACAACATACCCATTCGGAACCGCCCCGCCATTATTGAAGTTCGGAATACGAACTAGCATTTGTCCATAGTTAATATACGCTGTGTTATTTGCCCCTTGTTGATGAGGAGCCCCGTCCACGATATCACGTTTCACTGTCATCGTTGTACCGTACTGAGGAGATCCACCATGTCGAAATCCATAATCATTCAGATAATCCTGCATGGACGAATAAACTTGAACAGCAACATCCCCTTTAAGACTGGAAGGTCTGTACCCGGTGTTCCATTGCAACGTTTGGCTGTCCGCTGTGTACGTTAAATAAATAGGCGTCGTAGCACGCGTTTTAAACCCTTTAAGAAAGATTCGATTGTATTGTTGCTCTGAATTTTCTTTAAGTGTTAAATCACCGTAATGCTGCGTATCATGATCAACATCTAACGTGTTATTAGGAAGTGGAGTTTGAAACGTCTCGAGTGAATACAGGTGGACATCTTTGTATGAATCAATGTACCAACCCAGTTCACACTGATCCGCAATTTGTTTGATTGCGTCACTAGGAGAAACATAGTCGAAGTATTCTGGAACAATTTTTAATCCAGTAGTTTGTACGTTGTGCGTGGTAAATGTGGGGCAGAATTTCGTTACAATCGAATTAAGAATGTTTTCTGGAGAATCTTGATTATACCAAGCTGCAACGAGTCGACGATTGAACCAATGTTCATACGACTTACAACTTATTTCGTAGTCTAAGGTAATTCCATCTTCGGTAGTCTCGGTAACTTCTACGATCACGCCGCCGAATTCTCTGTACGGAACTTGTGTAGCTCCACTCCAAGGAGCAACTAACACGTTTGGATTTTGCCAAACCACTTCATTTCCGCATTTTGGCATTGTAAGAGAATCGTTTGGATTGATATGCACGACAAAAGACATCGTATCTGCACTTTGAACGATATTATTGTCTACTTTTACCGATTCGTAGTCTACATAACTTGTATAATCAACACCGCCGATCAGGATTTGAACCGAACTAGCCATATCTTGCCTCCTTAAAAGGAAAAGAGACGTTTTCACGTCTCCTTATCCACTTACTACATTCATTTGCGTTCTGAACTGCTTCGCAATCTCTTCAGCGATCGCTTTATCTGTCTTCGCGGAACGTCCATCAACGTTAATGTGAACGTTTATCGGTGATTTTCCACTGGATGGAGCAACGTGAACCATCGGTTGGTTATTGAGATTGTTGACGTGTTGATACGATGCATTGATTCCGGTTTTTATACCGAGTGCAACGTTCGCAACAGCCTTTTGTACCTTACCTTGGTTATCGTTAATGCCAGTTACGAGCATATCCATTAAATTGGGCATCCAACGATCACTTTCTCCGCGTCCAGCTGGACCCTCACGAGCAGGTGAATGGAATCCAAGAAATCCTTTGATCTTATTAGCGATACCACTTACAGCATCACCAACAGCGTGAACCATCGACTTGATCCCATCGACAAACATGTGAATCAAGTTTTTACCGAAATTCCACATGTCGGATCCCAAATTTCCGAAGAAACTTGTGATATCGTTCCACAAATTTTTACCTATTTCGAGCAATTTGTGCCAGGCATCTCCCCAATGCCCAGTCAAAATATCTAGGGCAACGCTGATGATACCAGAAATAAGGTCCCACGCAATCCGTATTACCCCAGCTATCGCGTCGAAAACCGTCTTCACAACGGATTTTATAACCGACCAGGCATCGTGCCAAATTCCCTTGATAAATCCAAGGGCACCAGAAATAAGGGTATATAAAACCGCTAAAGCGGGACCTAGGATCACTCCTAAGGCAATCATGACCTCTTTAAACAGTTGTTTAATTTTTCCCCAGTTTTCCGACCAAAAAGTTCCTATTTTCTTTAGAGCACCCTCGACAAATGGGGCTACATAGTTGAAAACATCTGTCACGGTTTGCTTGATAAATGACCAGACTTCAGAAAAGAACTGACCTATTTTTTGAAAAACCGCCACAAACTTATCCTTGAAAGCCGAAAGCGTAGCAGGGAAGTTCTTGCCGAAGTGATCCGTTACCCATTTCTTGACTTGATCCCAATGCGAAATTAATGCACCGACTCCAAAAATGACGGCTGTGATGATTAAGCCCCACGGTCCAAGCAACGCACGAAAACCAATCGTAAGGACGCGAATAAACCCGGTAAACGCACCTTGTGCAACCCGAATGATGTTCGAGAAAGAAAATGCTTTGATCATGTTAGAACCGAAACTAGTAGCCCATGCCTTGATGTTCGTTAAGCTGAACATATTGATTCCGTTCATCACTTTCGTACCCATCAATGAAGCCTCGATACCAATCGTTCTAAACGTATTCTTCATGGGTCCGAATACGTTAGCTGTTAATCCACCCGTTGCTTTCATCGTTGCCATGCTCGATTCAAGTTTAGCAAATCCCTTCGCAGGAGCCTCGATCGCGGTAGCAATCCCATTGAACGTTCCCTTCATTACAGCGGACGCACCATTCGCTGTAGCCATCGCACCTCTTCCGAATAATCCAATCGCTCCAAGCGTTCCTTCGAAGATCGCAGGCATCGCACCAACTGCAGTAGTGATGGCACTGATTGAACCCAACACTAGCGTCTTTGGACCAACCAACGCCATGAGAGCAATCCCTAAAAGGGTTACGTCTGGATGGGCAATCGCAGCATTCGCACCCAGCTTAGCAATCGCTTTGGCTCCTTCTTCTAACTTTTGAAATGCAGTTGAATTAAGAGCATCTTTGATCGCACCCAGTACAGCCAAAACTACTGGTTTCGCGTCGTCCATCGCTTGACCTACTGCTTTAGTAAAACGTTCCCAGTAAGGCTTGATGTCATCGACCAATTCATGAAATTTTTTGCTTACTGTATCAGCGAAGGCTTTTGTTTTCTCACGAATATTTCCGGTGTTGCTTTCCCATGCTTTGGCAAACTCATACACAGCAATGACAATCGCACCAATCGCAAGACCAACAGGAGAAAAGACGAGGGATAGAGCTCGGATAGGGGAAAGGAGATATTTCAAGAACGTAGCCAATGATCCGATTTTACCAATAATCATTTCAAGACCAAGACCAAATGTGATAAATGTTCCCATGGTAACAAGAACAGCAGAAGCAATCCCCGCAAACATCGTAATGTTATGCCTAGTGTGTTCGTTTAAGTTAAAGAACCAATGAGCAACTTGCCCTACAACAGTGACTAACTCACGCATAACCGGTCTTAGTGTTTCCCCAAATGCCTTGGCAAGTGTTTGAGTTGCGGCGTGTAGTTTCCAGATGTCACCTTGTAAGGAGTCCATTTTAATCTTGGAGATCGTGTAGATGTCGTCCTTTTTAAGTTCTGCCTCAAACTCTTGGAAACTATCTTTCGTTTGCGTAACCACCGTATCCAAACCAGCAAGACCGTATTTGGTAAAAGTTGTAGCCAAAGCGGCTTGTTTTTGTCTATCATTAAGACCGCCAAACTTATCGTTCAAAACACCCAAGATGTCAGGAAGCGGTTTTAATGTTCCGTCTAATGCGTAGAACGAATCCTTCGCACCGTTTACTCCGGATATTCCGAGTTCTTGCATTAATTCTGTTGCTTTTTTCGTACGCGGTTCTAATCCTAAAAGCATATTTTTCAACGCGGTACCAGCTTGCGAACCCTTGATACCATGTTGAGCTAGTAAGGCTAACGCAGCGGAAACGTCTTCTACGTTTTGGTGCATATTGGAAGCAACTGGACCGACTTGTCGCATACTCACGAGAAAGTCGTTCATCGAAATACTGGAGTTGTGCATTGCACCAGAGATCATGTCCGCAACCACTTTAAGCTGCTCTCCACCAACGCCAAACTCATGCATTACGTCGGTAACGACCGTAGCTGTTTCAGTTAGATCAGAGTCCGTTGCCATTGCTAATGCGTTCGTTACTTGAATTGCACCGTTAACGCCATCACCTAAAATTTGCGTAGCGGATAAACCTTGTCGTGCTAAGTTGTACATCGCACCTAAAATTTCATTTGCTCCAAATTTTGACTGCATCCCCATCTGAAGTGCCGAATCCCCCATTTGTTTCAACTGATCGCTGGTTACTTTCCCAACTGGGGTTAAAACCGCACTTACACGTTGGATATTTCCGTCAAACTCGGCTGCTTGTTCGATCGCGTATTTAAATCCTTCTCCAACAACGTGACCGAAATGTTTCATTCCGTCGCCTAGAGATTGATACGCCATGTACGTATCTGCAGAATTTTGATGGGCGGATTTTTGAATGTCTTTAAAATCTTGGCTAACGCCTACGGCCATTTCGCGAGTTGAACCGCGAACACTGTTCGTAGAGGACCTAAACGCACTCGCAAACTCATTCATCATCGAACTGGTGGCGGTGAACGCCTCTTTGAGTGTTGATTCCATACTCGCTACACTTTCAGCAACGCCTTTCGTGCTTTCACTGGCTGTTGTAGCGATACTGCTCATTTTTTTAACTACGTCTCCTGCCGGAAACGCATTAAGCATCACTTTCCGAATACCACTCAAAGAAGATTCAACAGACGCAACCATTTCCTGCAAGACTTGTTTCGCTTCGTCACGAGCCGTAATGACGAGATTTAAACGTGCCTCCTTATTTGTATCTGCCATTCGCTCACCACCTTTTACATGTCTTCCTGTTGCTTTCTGTACAGATTTTCACGTTCTATAAATAAAAACGCTTGTTCGATCCGTTCAGCAGGTTGTTCTTCAAGCTCTGTAAACGTCCAACCAAACTCTCGACAAATGGTAAACTCAGCGTAAGAGAGGGGAGCTTTTCCATACCCTCTCAAAGCTTTGTCTACCTGGTCAATTAGTTTTTTTCGGTGCTTACCACTTTCTTAAGCTCGGCAAATTTCTTCGCAACTTCTTCAATGACTTGGGAAGGAAGCTCACCGACCGATTCAGCAGTTACAGGGAACGTAAAAGGCTTGTTGTCTTCATCACAGACATGACCAGACTTGATTAAAATAATGGAAATCTTCTCAGCAACTTCCATACTTGCTTCCAAAGATTCTTCTTTGAACGATTGGGTCAAGCTCTTCTGTTCTTTCCACTTCAGTTTATTCGGATCTTTAATCTCAACAAAGTAGCCATCGCCTAGTTCCGGAAATTCAATACGCATATTTTTATATACCTCCAAATTTTACTTACAGATTAATAAGTTGCTACGCTGTTTTTAAGCGTTACAGCGATATTACCAGCGTTCGTTGCATTAAATAACGCTTTGAAATCAAGGTTCACACGAATAAATTCTTGCGAACGATCCACGTCTGCTTTCGTTACATCAACAAGACCGAAGTTAAAATCAAGAGAGGTGTTTGCGTCTTGCGTGAATAAAAGGTCGAGCTGTAACTGGCTACCTTGTAGGTAGTAGTTCAATTCTGTTTCATCCTCTACGTCAAACATCAATTTACCTTCTACTGAGATACGTCCCGTCGCAAATTTCGTAGGATCCTGGGTGTTGTTTGCGGTGAACAACATTTTCGTACCTTCACGTTTAATGTTGACTTCGCCACCAACCAAGTTCACGTTTTGTGTACCGTTTACTTTACCAATAAGCTGGTAACCTAAGAAAGGTTTGGCATTACTATAAGTTGGAGTCGATTGAGACACAACAGTAGATGCTTTCGTTACAAATTTCGCACTCATCTTCATGATCGATTCCGTATCAAACTTAAAACCAAGTTCGTTTAAAACGCCCATGCTGTATTGACGTTCACTTAACGCGTCGTAATCACTAAGCGTCATGGTCTTCGGAAGATCATTTAAAACCTTAAACGAGTGCGTGTAAGGTACAGCTGATCCAGTTACGGCATATGTTCCAAGGATCGCTTTGAAGAAGTATCCAACCGCGTCTACATACGCATCGCAATCTAGTTCAACTTTCCCTTCACGAGTCGTATTGTAAACAGCAAAGTCCTTGGAAAGAACCGCTCTTCGTGCCTCATCTGTTTGCTTTTTAATTTCATCTGAACTCTTCAGAGTCTCATACGGAATATACGTAGTCGGTACAACAGCCACTCCTGCAGTTGCTTCCCATGCAATCCCTAAATGTCCAAGCGAAGATAAACGTGCCATTATTCAGTGACCTCCTTAGTGTTTTGAACTTCCTTTTTATTTTCTTTCTTTTCTACCACGTCTTCAAATTGAGCGTTGTAGAAAGAATCATCTACTTCAATTACATCGTCTTTGTTTACAACTAATCCAAGTGTCGGAATAACCACTTCGACATCGCCAACGTATTTAACCTTTTTCAAAAAACACACCTCCACATTTATCCTATGACCTCAACGGTTACGTCAAATTGTTTAATCGCAAGTAAGGCGACTGTTTGTCCATTCACAAGTTGTGGATTCGAAACACTTGTTCGAATGTACTCGATCGTGGACGATAAAACAGCACCGCCCAATGTAACATCTTTTCGTAACGCAAGATCAACAGCGTCTAGTAAATCGTCAAAATCCAACGCTCCACTTCCATCGTTAGTAACGTCCATCGTGAATATTTCAAGCTGGGCTGTGTAGGTGATTCGCTTCTTGCCGATTGGAGCAGATGCCGATGCTCGTTTTTCATCAGCTCTAGGAAGAGAGATCACACACGCAGGAAATTCATTTTGAATTTTTGGACGAAACGTACCAATGAATTTCAGTTGAGTAACGTCAGACAGAGACGTTTTGATGGCATCTTTAACGCTCTTTCTCATACATTCACCCACCAATTCAAGAACTCGTTCATCAAGTCTTCAGCTTTATTCATTCCAGCTTCTCCTGATAAATGTTCCGCTGTCTTTTCCGTAAAGTGCATCGGCTCTCCACCAAGAAGATGAAACATCCCATGAAAAAACGGACTCAGCGTGACGTTGCCGCCCTCACGTTTTCCAACTGCAAACACTTTGCCGTTTTTTGTGTACTTGGATGCCTCGTACACTTGATCTGGACCTCCCGGAGAACCCTGATCTACTAAATTGCCGTACCAATTCCCATACAATTCAAGTTCAAAACCATGACCATCCATTCTTGTCTGCTTAAAGTGTAAACTACCCGCAAGGTCGCCTTTACTTGGACGTTTATGGGTCAGAGGTTTCATGTACTCGATTGCAGCTTTAGACAAATAATCAGCAAGTTCTTTGTGCATCAGCTCATCCCAATGTGCAGAGAAGCCTTTCATGTGTTCAACAAGCTGTAAACTTTTTTTATCAAACTCTGCCGTAATCATGAAACAACCGTCCTTACATAAGGTCTGAGTAACTGCTTCGCGATGGACAAGTCTTCTGAACGGTTGTATCCAATGCTTGTACTAGAAACAACGGTCTCAGTCATCGTAATGGCCATTGAACCACGTTCTTTGATCAAGATGGACGCTAGAATGATCGTAGCACGTTTGATATCATCTGGAATCGCACTAGCAGACGTTCCAACTGCGTGAGCAAATAACAAGGGATGTGTAAGCGTAATAACGTTTCCATCAATACTAGAAACGACGCAATACTCTTCGTTCGGACCATCATAAATAGTGAAGTCAGAACCTGCAGAAAGACCCGTAGCATTAGTTACGGTGATGATTGTATCTCCAATAGCACCAGCAACAGCTAAAACGGAGTTGAAATACCCATTTACGTAGGTGTACTTTAATGTAAAGGGAATATCTGAGAACATTTGACGAGTATAGGGATTGGTGTACCCATAATAAGAAGGCTGCAGAATAAGATTCGGAGACAGGAAATTCGTAGAAAACCGGTAGATCGAAAAACGATTATCGAACGTTTCAACAGAATTTAAATCAATGTTTATAAAATCCATAAATGGATTCGTTCGATATTGAACACTTTGGACGTTAATGACGGGGTAATTATCTGGAAAAACAAGAATCTTTCCATCTCGACCAATTCGCAAATCTTTTATTTCCGTATTCACCGTAGCTTCAAACGTATTGATTTTGCATAGATTAGCTGCCCATGAACTGGCACTTCGAAGAATCGCCAATAACGCATTATCCTGTGCTTGTACGTTTCCAATGTTTGTTTGATCCAAAGCAGAAACATCGATCGCCGTTGGTGCTTGTTTAAATTCTGAAACACTCACATAAAGACTCATGCATTCTCCTCCTTCCTGTATTTTTCAATTACGTCCAAAATCTCAACAGGCAAGAATGCATTCCACATCGTAATTTCGCCGCTTTGCAGAAGTTCTGCGATCTGTTTGATGGATGTTTGAACGTCTTCGGGCAGCGTCGAAATTCCCGAAAGATACGTAACACGAACTTCAGTATAAGGCGTGCCAAATATCGAAGGAGGGAAGGTAACCGCTTTTTTGTTGCGATAATCTGAAATATGGACGTGAGAACTATCGATTGTCTGCCATTCTGTCGTACCAAAAATCTCTTTATAGTTGAAAAAGAATCCTCCGTTATCTGTTCTTCCTTCAAAAGATAGAAGTTCAACGACCGGAGAATGGGTCAAAACAACGCCTCGAACATGATTACGTAGAACCTCTTCTCGTTTCGTAACCGAAAACGAGATGCCACTAAAACGTTCAAATAAAGAGAGAGCTTGTTCGAGATATTCAGAATCCATTACTTTAATACGCCGATCTCTTTCAATAATTCAGCCACTTCAGGCGATACAGTAGCTTTCCCTTCAACAAAAACAATCGTATTTCCTTGAACATAAACCGTATGCGTTCCCTTGTGTTCAATCGAAACTTCAACTGCTTCTGCCTTGGACTCAGGTTCGACAACAACATCTTTTTCTACTTTTTTAATCTCTTTTGCCATTTTGTTTTTCCTCCCTTATCGTAGCTTTTTAACGTTTTTTAGAAAAATAGAAAAGGGGAGAAAAAACTCTCCCCTAACTTCTATTTTCATTAGCGTTGAATTACACCGATAACGTGAGCCGTTCCAGCAGCTTTAACAACAGGAGCACCGAATTGAACACCGATATATTGTTCCGACAATGAGGAAAGCGTTCCAAGCTGAAAGACTCGAGGTTGTTTCGAACCAACATAGTGGTATTCAACCAAGGATTCAGTCAAGATAGCAAACGGATAGTTCGCTTTTCCTGCAGCAGCAGCGGAGATACCAGGGATAGTGATGTCTTTTCCAAGGAAGCTTTCGCTGATCAGAGGAAGAACGCCAGCAGCCGTCATAATACCGTTAACAGAAAGACCAGCAGTACCGTCAAGAGTGGTTTGAATGAACTGAACCGCACCATTGGAGTTGCGAACCTCATTTTCCAAGAAGGAAAGTGCGATTGGGTTAATGTAGATAGCCGTTGGAATTAGATCAAAGTCTTGGTCTGCCATAAGTTGAGCGACCTGGGCTCTGATCCCATCCACAATGCTATCGGTTGGAGCAATAACGGCCGTTTTCGTGATTTGGTTTACAAGACCTACGTAGTCGTTAGATCCAGGAGTACCACCACCGACTTGATTTCCACTAACAGTATCTCCACCGACCCACAATTTCTTGTGATTCAGACGAATAATTCCGTTCACCATATCGGTCAAATCTTTCGCTTTCAATTGAGCGAATACGCCTTGTTGAGCAGTTGTTTCCAAATCGAAGAGTCCGAAATTTACTTGGTTAGTGATTGCTTTAATCAGCAACGATTTTTCGATACGAGTTGGGCTCGTTGCAGAAACACCAGCACCAATATTGCGTGGATCAACGACTTGACCGTCAGCGATTGCCGTTTGCTCGAAGAAACGGGAAATAGAACCAGTTGCAGGTACATAAGAAATACGATTTCCAAGCACACCAGCACGTTTTACAAGGTCTGTAATGTCCTTTTGGTATTCAGGTAGCTCGATAGCACCGTTACCCATGTAGTCGGCAGCAGCCGAGATGTTAATAAATTGCGGATTGTTAGTAGCCATTGTTTAATTTCCTCCATTTAGGTAATTTTTTCGTTTTTTGAAAATAAAAAAGACCTCGATTTTCGAGGACTCATCCATTACTTGTTTCCAAATTGGGCTTTCGCTTCAAGCTTAAGTGCAATGCGATCTTCAACGCTTAATCCTTCGCGAGCGTCAATACTTGCAATAACACTTTTGTAATCGTCTTGCGGTTGAATGTCGTGTTTGGCCATCAAAGTCATCGGATAGGAAACCGATTTTTTCTCGTGTTTTGCACGCTCTTCTTTTTCCGCTTTCAACGAAGCAACTTCACTGCGAAGAGATTCGATGACACTTAAAAGGTCAGCACCTGCAGAAAGACCTTCTTTTTTATCTTCTTCGTCTTTCACTTCTTCTTCGGATTCCGCTTTCACTTCTTCCTTTTCTTCGTCCTTCACGTCTTCAGCAGGTTCTTCTGCAGGAGATTCAACTTTTTCTTCTTCAGCAGCCTCAACGTTTTCGGATTCCGCTTCCTTTTCTTCAACAGCTTCTTCTTGTCCTTCGACCTCTTCGGCTGTTTCTTTGTCCTGTTCTGCGTCTTGCTTTGCAAAATCCGCGAACTTTTGGTCAATGTACGATTTCAGTTCATCAAACAATTTTTGCATTTCTTCCACTTGTATTTCCTCCTCTTTAATGTCTTTGGCGGCAACGATTTGCGTGCTCGAATAACTGGCACTTTCTCTAAGCAAAATAGCAGCACCGGTAAAGTAACCAAGTTCTTGAACGAATGCTACAGTTTCACCTTTGAAGATTCCTTCATTAAGTAGGGTGTTTGCTGTTTCATAACTAAAGCCAAGGTATTGTTGACCGGACTTAATCGCAACTGCAGCGTTTGGAAAATCGAGACTGTAGATGTAGCCGTTAATCAGAACAGGTACTGCTCCATTTTCAAGCCTCTCACCTACGTCGTATCCCGTAATAACGCCAATTTTTTCCGTCGGGGCATGTCCATCCATTGTGCCTTCGATAAAATTAACAGCCATTCCAACCAAGGAATCGAGTGCCGGAATTCCAACATCCGATGGAATCAAAACTTTTAAACCGCCAGAACCTCCAGGAGGATAATCAGAAGGAACATCAAAAAACGTCATGATACCTGAAAACGGCATTTTATTTGGGTGTTCTAATTCACCTAAGACAATGTTTGCAAGATCAAGCGACGCTTTGATTGATAATTTGCTCTCCAACTTCTCACCCCCTTCCGAGCATTCGGTTTATAAGTCCATCGAATGGTCGTTCCTTTGGTTCATTGCTTTATTGCCTTTTGGATTCGGTGCCCCATACACGCCATTGTTACCGCCTTTGTTTGGGTCCGTTGTTCCTTCGGCTTTTTTCTGATTTACTTGGTCTTGCTTTACTTTGGCGTCTGTTTCATTTTTCTCTTTGAGAATTTTTTGCGTGCCGTCAGTATGCGTATCTTCATCAATACCGATCGCATCTTGCAGCGAAACGAAACCACCAAAAATTCCGCGATACTCAGAAAGCGTTAAATCGCCTTTTGATTTACCGATGACATCACTGTACGGTAAATCCGCTAAACCAATTTCACGTCTTGCCTCGTTAATCGTCATAACATCCATTTGCATATACAACTGGTGAATAACACCTAGAGCTTTGCGATCTGCATTGCTTGTCGTGTAATGGAATTTAAATTCAGCGAAATCAGCAATTCCCAAAACCGATAGCAACTGTTGGTTAATTGAATGTGCGATGCTGGAAGCCAACGGGCGAACCGCCGATTCATCTGAAATATCGTCAAGCACATCACCTGTAGAACGATTGATACCAACGAAGGCATTAAATTTAAGAGCGTCCAACCCGAATACGTTTGCTATCAATGCAATCAAAAAGGACTGCCACTGCAGAAACAAGTTCTGGTCGTTGCTAAGTCCCAAATCAATCGTATGTGGTTGGTCGTTTCCGCCAATAATTGGCATATGAGAGCGACCTTCGATTTCGTTCTTAAAATAGATACGAAACTCGGAAAGCTGCTTTTCTGTGATTTCTTGACCGAGATACAATAACTTTTTAGGCGTCGCATTTGAAGCGGTTTGGCCTGCGTATGCTTGTGCTTGCAGCAGATACTGAATTTGTTGAACCGCAACTTCAACAGGCGACAACCCAAAAGGTGTATTGCTTCGTGGATTATGTTTTACAACAAGAAGTTCATAATTTTTAAAATCAATTCGTTGCCCACGTAAATCTACTTGGGCATAACGCGGTTTGCTAGGAGTGCCGTCCCAGTCCATATAAATCTGAACACTTGCAGCATCCACTGGATACAAGATAGCGGGTTGTCCTGCGGTAGAGTTCCATGGTTTGATTTCTGAAACACCCATACCAATGACCAACATGTCTTCGATAATCTGTCCTAGAAAAGACTGAAAGTTATCGTCAGGATTGGGACTTTGCAACACTTCTTTTGCAGCGAGAAGCTTTTGCGTTTGAACTCGGGTAAGTTTTCGCCCATCTTTTGCTTCAATGTTCCAAGCTAGTCGACCGACTTGGTTACGCAGATAATCGATCGCACGCCGTACAACAACCGTTTCAGAAAAGTTTCGAAGTTGTTCCGCGTTGATTTTTACATCTCTAGCAGGTGTGTTTCCAACTGAAAAATGGTAGAAATAAGGATTCTGTTCCGCTTTTCCTGAAGGAACTTTTCCACTAAAGGCATTAAATGCAGCCATCAAACGATCTGTAAACTTCAACCTCGTGTCCTCCTTTCTGAAAAATTACTAGAATTAATAATAGAAATTAGTAGTAAATGATATAAAATAAGATTTTATAGTTTACCAAAAGAAAAAGAACCGCCTTTTTTCTTGGCCAGTTCCATAACTTGTGCAAGACAATCTAGTGCGTCATCATGCGTACTTTTCGGGAAGTATTCAAGTTGCTCGATAAGATCGCGTTGTGTCGGCAGCAGGCGAATAAACCCGCTTGTCATTAACGGCTCTAATGAACTAATACGAACTTCCTTTTTAACCGTGCTTTTAAATTCTTTCAATGGAAGATAAATACCCTGTTCCGCTGAACGTTTCATTAACTCGTCTTTAAAGAACTGCTGGAAAGCAACCGTCTCCACACTGAAAAGCGTGTACGAAAAAGTTTGAGTCTTTTGAAAGATGTCTTGAATGATTTGATTCGGATGTCGGCGTTTTGTATCTACATCTAAAACGTAAATAATTCCCGTTTTGCGATGCCGTCCAACGGTTACGATTGCCGAAGGATCACTTCGTTTCGTTTTCCCAATACTTGGGTCACATGCTCCGTAAATGTCTAGCTCATCAAGCCGAACTTCACTCGGGTCATAATAATGAATCTTCGAGAAGATACGGCTTTGTTCATCCAAAGGAGTATTTTGAAACTCCGAGTTAAACGAAAGTCGATTCCGAGCCCGAAATTCCATTAAGCTGAGTAAGTCCATTCGTTCTGGCCAAAGAACGTGAGCTCCTTCTTCCATTTGTTCGCGATTGTCTCGAAAGAATTCCAAGGCTTTTTCCCGTGCAATACGAGAAGCTTCCATTGGGTTACGCCCTTCGTCGCGATTATGTAGTAGGTTTTCCCACTTATTCCACAGGTCCATTCGCGTCGGAAACTCTTCAATCGCTTTGAATTTAAACGCTTCCCAGTCCGCATGTTCCTGAATAACTTGATTCAACAAGCTACTGTAGTGAATAATCGTTCCGACGAAGAAGTATTTTGATTTCTTCGGGTCGCCCAATGGAACAACCGTTCTGAAAAACCAATCCACCATTTTTTGAATCTGTTCACTTGTTGAACAAGACTGATCGGATTCAATATCATCGCACACAACACTAGGACGGAAACTACCATAACGAAGTCCACGTAATGCTTCACCGGCACCGTGTGCCGAAATTTTCACTTTATTAGAAGTAATGATTTCTAGGGCATTCCAGGTATCGCCTTTAAGAAGTCCAAAATCTGCAATGAACAATTCGTTATCTTCAATTTCGGATTTGATAACATCCAAAAATCGACGGGCGTTATCTTGTTTATCTGAGATAATCAAAAAGTAACGTTCGTTCACGTCTTCCGCGTAAGCGATCGTCCACAAAAGCGACAAGTTCGTAATAACTGTTGATTTGGCATGTGAACGAGGAGCTGCGATGCATATCTTTTGCGTCATTTCACTAAGTAAAGCGTTTCGAACAACTTCTGCTAGTCCATAATGAAATGGCGGACTAGGTGTATCCGCCTTCAGTAGATCGTGTGGCGGATTCTTCGTAAAGTAGTTTTTCGCGAACACCATGATGTCTTGAAAACCGTCTTCGATTCGCTGCAACTTTTCGATTTGCTTTAGAAGTTCATAATACTTAGCCAACTCTTCTGGTTTACCAGCCATTGTCTTTTTAAGAAGTGCCGCTTGCTTTTGAAATAATTCAATTCTTTCTAAGCGTTCTTTCGAGGTCACAGGCTATCATCCTCGTCTATTGGAGAAGGAAGTGCCTTTTTCTCGAGTTCTTCAATCTCGCGTAAAATTTGTTCATTTGTTTTTCCATCGAGAGGTTGAACTTCAAACGTCATTTCACCAACAACTTCACGACGTTCAATCATCACACCTGCTCGCTTTAGTCCGAGTTCAATCGCTTTATCCGAACCCTTTAAGATACGTTTTTGCAGCTGCTTGTACAAAGTAGATAAAAACATATCCATGTGCATTTCTGCAAGGTTGTTAACAAGCTCAATAAAGTCAGCATTCTCTTTGTAACGATAAACCGTACGATCAGAAATACCGCAAGCTGCCGCTACCTCTTTCATCGTCATGTGACAATCAGGATCCGCAAGCATACGAGCTACATTTAATTGTTCTTTGGACCATTTGGAATAATCGATTTCTTTCCGTGCCATCGCAACACCCTCCTTTCGTTGCGTGATATTCTATTTACAATACATAAAGTTCATATTGATTTCTCCGCCTAATAAAAAGAGAGAGATGATACCGTTGGGGAGACAGTACCATCTCAAATGGAGGAGAACGATTACTCGGGGGTTGAGTTTGCTACAGACCGTTAGCCGGTTTATTGCAGCGGTCAATCCCAAAGAAAAACATTCGGCAGGTTCATGAAGCCTGTGCAGTACGAAGTAATTCTTAGAGATTCAACGCTGAAATAAACACGTTTTAACCCTCTCATATAATAAATAGAACAAACTGGCATAAATACTGACACAAACCGAAAGTTTTTTGAAAAAATAATAAAAAATTTTCAAGAATGAAGCCAAAAAACAACCACCCGACCTAAAAAAGGGGGGTGGCCGCATGGCAAACTCTATAAATATCGAAAAAATGTTTGACGTTTCGCAGGATTTCGTGTACTTTGGACGTAGTAACTAAATGTAAGGTTACGGCGTTCACGTGATTATCCCGTCCGTGTTCGCTACCATTTTGTGTTTGTAACGTGTTCCAGGCTGGGCAAATCCAGCAAAGCCACGTAGGTGGTCGTGCACCTAACGAGGCAACCAAAAACGCACACTCGCTCGAGTTTCGAAATTCGACGTGAATGTGCGTTTTTCACTTGGCGAGGCCCAAAATGGCCGATCCGCTTCTCTTGCAACAGGGTGGCACGGGGGTTCACTTGTACTCCTTGTGTCATAAGCGTTTTAGCGATTTTTACCGAGATGAACACGAACACAACGAACACGTTTCTTTAGATTCGTGTTCAAAGTTCAATTCGTGTTCAAATGCCTAGAAATTCAGTGTTGGTGCGGGGTACACCCCATATCCTACCCCCAGCGGTCTTTGAATGGCCTTTTTAGGCCATAGCGGTGTCATCTTCAGCCCAAAACCGCGATGTTTTTTAGACGGCCATCATCCAGGGTTAACCTAAGGCGTTTCTGCTACGTCTTCTAAACGTTCGCAGACATCCACCGACGCACTGATCACTCCCCTCCCCACCACTTTTTTTGATACCTCCGCCACTATAAAAAGCGTTGCCACACATAGTGTGACCGATAAAAACCCATCCACTGAGTCACGCTAATTTTCAAACGATTTCGAAACATTTACCCCTGTCAGTATCGCCCCGCTAACGAACACACAGCCACAAGAAAAACGCCGCCCAAACACCTAAAAAAGAAACAGAACCAGCTCATTTTTTAACGTTTCCTCAATCCCTAATAAGTACGCCACCCCAGAAAAAAAAAGGCATTCAAACGCCAGCACTAACGAGACCCCCTGCCACCTTAAAAATTTAACCCCGCTTTATTTGGATCACGTTTTAAACGTTGGGTATGTTTTTACTCATTCCCTATTTATTTAGTTATTAAAGAATAAAGATATATTATATATATGGGATGAGTAAATTCTTACCCATGAGTAAATTTTTACCCATCGCTAGATATCTATTAAATAATATATGTAGTTAGTAATAATTAGTAATAGATATTTTTTACTGTTAATTACTGTTAGTAACTGTTTAAAAATATTTTTAGATGCACAAACCCTTTGGTGATGCACCTTTATAAGATTTGTAAAAATCTTTTTTAAAAATATTCCTAAAGAAAAAAAGGAAACAGTCGTTATATAAGGTAGATAATAAATGAACACAAAACAAAAAACACAAAATGTTTGACATTGTAAAAATTTCAAGTATAAAGAAAGTGCAGGGAACAAAAGTTCCTTAAAAAATAAACGTTGCGAACACGTTTCAACAAATACAAATAACATTAAAAGGGAGAGTGATACATATGAAAATCATCAATATCGAATATCAAGGTGGAGTTTACCAGGAGAATGTAAGAGCCGCTCATTTTACGTTTGAGTTCGAAGGGTCAAAACACGGCTACGGATACGTTGAATTATCGAAAGACTCGCAAGGATGGTACGTTTACGAAATTGGATACTGTGCAACCGCTGCAGAACGCCAGCTTGTGTATGACGACAAACTCGCAGAATACATGCCAATTAGCGATTATATCGAAAAGTTGGAACAATTAGCACAACAGTACGCCGTC